TCCTCTCTGATCTATGATAAAGTCATAGGCGTTATTGTCTCCATAGGGGTGTGATACTCCTATATGATTTTCTAGACAAAGTAAGAGGAACTTTATTTCGGTTATTGATCCTTTATGTTTGCTCATAGTGGTCTGAGACCCAACCACAAGCACACCTCACTCTCTATTTGACGAATACTGCGTTTAGATCGTATGCCTTATCGAGCAAATACATCTCAATGCTCATCTTATCGTACCCGCTCTTCGCAATCAGACTTAACGAACTGTCAACTACATCTCCTACTGTGGCATCAGCAGGAAGTTTCACGGTTGCTTCTTCCCCGTTTCGTTTGATTTTGATTTCTAAATATTCCATGCTGCTAAGGTGTGCTTGAAAGGTTGCCCCTCTATATTCTCTACCAAAGATAACATTTCTCTGGCAATATCCCGTATCTCCACCTGGGCGTGATCATCCATACGCTGAGTCAGGAAGTTGTGGAAGGACCGCATATTGAACATCACGTCTGCCTGGATCTGTGAGTTGTACATCTTGAAGTACCTGGCAGTCTCCTTAGCTCTCTTCCTCCCCAGTATCGGTGTCAGACTCTTAAGACAAGAATGATACCTTGCATTGGTCATTGTTGTCATTGCTATTAACTCCTTATACCAGAAGTCAAGCTCAAGGTCGTCTGAGACCCAATCCTTAGGCATATAGAACTTGTCCTCTTTCAATTCCTTATACCTGGCACTCTCTGCGTTAAGCGAGGATATGCGATGCTTGAGCAAATGGATGTGTGAGGCAATATCGCAGTCAACCAGGAAGTGGACAATCCCTTTCTCAAATGGCGAGCCGTGTGGTACAGGATCAGCATTCCACAGATCTTTGATCAGATTGGGAATACGGTTGCGCTTATCCTCTGTCAGTTCTCGTGATGTACTAGTCCAGGCACTACACGCAATAGCCTCATCCCCACCGTACCATCCGATAAGTTCTACCTTATTCTTATTCACCTGAGTTATTTGTCGTTGTAGTTATAGATGTACCACAAGGGCTGGTGATTGTACCGCTAGTAGGACCAACATAAGGCACTACGATTGCCCCACCGAAAGGATTTGGTGTTGTGATATCAGGTAAATTATTATTTACCTCTTTTACCCGCTCAACCCTGATCTCATCGGCAATTTCGATGATCGAATCTCGCACTCCATCATAGTTATACCCAGCAATTGCCAGCATATGCATAAAAGTACGAATTGCCTCAGCAGAATCTGATTCCCAACTGATGGTGGCATCAACAGTGTTATGCTCTGTTTTGATCTGTAGTTTAAAGTCTTCCATATTTTTGTTCATAGTATTGTTTTCCTGTTTTCATTTCTTCCCAGGGATAGACACTCTGCCCATCCTCATATCCTTTTGCGACAATTTCTTGTTCCATATCCATAGCCTGGTGGAAAAGACCAGTTGTCTGCATTTTTTGTTCTTCGGTCAGTACGTCCCAAAGGGCACTCTGTAACCAACCTATAGGTGTTTGAATCATTTTGTTTTTATAACTGATCGGGTATAAGATTGTTGTTCTACCTTGATTTTATATCCTTTCGGGTATAGTTATAATCCAAACTCCTTCATCGCTTTTATGGCTTTTATGCCATCACGGATCACGATCGAGCGTTTCATCCGTCTGTATTTTCGATGAATCTTCCAGGCAAAGTATTTACCAGCAATATCCTGCATCCATTCAAAGTATAAGTACTGAGCCCAAAAACTACCTCGAACTTCGTAATTAACTAATAACTCTTTTTCTTCAGTTGTCATATATTATCTCCTTCTTTATTTGATAGTTGCTTCAAATGTTCAGGCAGTTCGCCGACGAATGGGGCGCAGTTTTGCCATTTTAAACAGAGGTTGCATTGAAATCTATTGCCGTTCATCATGGAAAACCTTCCCAATACTGTTTCTGCTTTAATGTCATCCCAAAACCAGCACCACTCACCTTTTTTCGGCTGCCACTTGGGCAGGATGATTTCGGGCTTTGATGGGTAAAGCATCGGGGTTTTTTCGCACTCGTCAAAAAATCCGTCAAGCAAATAGCGAGTATATTTACCATCATTAAATTTAACCTTTAATGGAAATATAACGTTTTCTTCGATCTCGGTTATCACGCCTTCTCCAAATCGCAGGCAGTACACCTGCTGGCCAACGTGCCAGTTCATTTTCCTTCGCCCTCCTGCGCTTTTTCTTCATTCAGCCTGTGCTTTACCACTTCCATGATGGCATAGATATCTGTCTGACTGATATTGGTCTGAGCCAAATTGTCTCCCGTCTCGATGAAATTGATTGCATCCTCTACAGTGTTCGCACTGACAGGATACTTTTCCATCTGACCTTTCTTGTTAATCTCAAGCAGTACCTCTGTTGGTTGCTTGGCGGCCCACACAAATGTCTTCATGTACCGCAAATACTGTTTCTTATCGATGTTTTTACTTTGATTCATGGTATTCTCTTTTTAGTCTTTCTGCTATTTCCATTGCTTTAGGATACGTCTTCATCTCCTTCCTCTTCCCAAACTCCCACTTCTGATGACAAGTATAACAATACAGCATCCAATTTTCGGGATGTTGTCTCAAACTCGGATAACTCCCTTTGGTAATAATATGCGAGATGAAGTGTGGAGCAAAGTGTGGTAGACGTATACCACACTCCTCGCACTGGTGTTGTTCTCGTGAATTCCACATAAGGCGATACCATTCTATATCTCCTTTCATTGTACTATGCGGAACACACGTGATCCATTCTTATTTGGTCGCCAGGTAACCTTGGCAATGTCACAATTTAGCAGAGAATTGTGACCCATATGGGTTTTGATGTGATTGGCACACTCCCTTTTTGCATCTTCCAATACGGAGATTTCCCTGCTGTGCTCCAAGTACTCTGCGACGTAACTTTCAATCTCAGGCGTAGCCTCGATCGATTTATCTTCAGGATTGGCAAAACGCTCGTTCAAATATTCAGCGTATGCCTCTGTTCCATCAGGTGGTGGTGCATACTGATCGTAGTCTCCACCTTTTTGAAGTGCCTCACGACCAAGTTCTACACGTTTCCAGAACTCTTCGCTAATATTGATGATGCTACTGATGATCTCCTCGTCGGCATCGAATTGATGGACCGCTAACTTTCTTCCATCTTCCAGGGCAACCAGGTAACCTTTTTCAACTCCGAGGCCCATCATGTAGGTCTGAAGCTGCAAGTAGTAGGACGGAGGCAAACCTCCATCCCACTGCTTACTGCTCCAACCACTGATCGTCTTGATTTCGCAAATTGCATTTACGTTCTCAAGATTGATCGTTTCGTTACGAACACGGATGTCCTTACTGACGATCAGACGATCAGGAGAAAAGAAAAGGTGAGGGAACATATCGTTGAGAATGTATCCATTTGGGTTGTATAGAGTCCTGACCTTTTTGTCCGCAGCGTGATTTTTGATCATCTGCTCTTCGCTTTCTTCCCAATATTCGAAGATATCCGCAACCGTCTGTTCCAAAATAGTGCCCATAAACATAGGCATATTCTGAACTTCCTTCTGCGGAATCAATCCGATCTTTTGGTAGTACAACTCAGCAGGAGACTTCCAACTGTTTACTCCCATCAAAGTGCCAATCTCGCTAGCACCCAAACCTCTTTCACGGAATGCGATCCATTCGTCGAAAGAAGCTTCCTTACTTATCTTCTTGATTGTTAGTTTCATTTCTCATTACCCAACGTTCAAACAGTTGGGCCGTGTCTAAAGTGAATTCTTGTAATTGCGCTACGGTAAAATTCTCATTAAGCCTGGGCATCAATGCGCTCAAAAACTGAATCGAGGCTTTTAGGCTTGACTGTCGGATGATTGATAATTGTTCCTGGCCATAGTGTTTCATATGTTCAGGTTCAACTTTCTTTCCAATCTGATCAGCCAGTTTGGGATTGTTTACACCACGTGGCATTAGAATGGAAGCTCCTCTCCTTCAGGATCGTTAAGATTAGGAGCATTTTCGCTATTGCTCGGAGGCATCGCATTAGCCCAACCGTCTGCTTTTTTGTTTTCCACTTTTGGAAGAGTTGCGGTCTTGAGTCGAGCGTTCAACTCATTTACCTTGTTCATCCTGAACGTTTCAACTTCGCTCCAATCAATAGAGATCAGTTCCCCCTTTTTGTTGTGTACCTCTTCAGGCTCAGGCATTACACCGTCTCCTTTCTTGTACGCCCACTTAAGGGTTTCTCCGTTTTGTTTCAGGAAAAGAGCGGAACGCTTCTTCTCGTCAACAATCTTGAGATTCGGAATGAACTCAACCTTTTGGTTTACATCAATGTTTGGAGCGCAGTGAGCAAAAGAGATGAAGTACGAACTCTGCTTGCTTGCCTGACCAGGCTGTTCAACACCCTTGATGCGGATCTGAAGCTGAAAGTTCTCACCACCATCTGTCATTGCTACATTCAGTTCTGTGCCGTACTGGGTTTCCCTTGTACTGAGGCCCGTAATGTAACCCTCTACTGAGTTGTAAAATTCAAACTCTTCGCCTACTTTTTTGGCAATCTTACCGTCCCTAATCGTGAGATAAGTCTTTCTTGCGGATTCTTTGTTTAGTCCCATGTTTTGTTCTGTTTAGAGGCGCAATATACTACAAGATTTTGAAATTACAAGTTTTTTCCTTAAAATTGTAAGAAAATATGAATAACGATTTGAAAAAGAAAGTGCTTGAGATGAAAGATAAACTCAAGAGGGGCGATATGGCTCGTATTGTCGAGCGCACCGAAAAGTTTGGGGTTCAAAAATACGATGTGTACAACATTATGAACGCCAAGAGCCTGGCGGACCACCAAAAACTGATCATTGTCCTGAGAGAGGCAAAAAGATGCATCGACAACAATGAGCGGGAACTAAAGGAATTCGAAAGGCAAATAGAAAATGAGTTTTGATGAGTTAGAGAAAAAGATCATCTCCATTCGAAAGCGAGGGCTGAATATTCTTGTAGAGAACCAACTCATTGCCGATGCCCGTAAACTTTATTACACTGCCTTGGTCGATAAACGAATGGCATCCCTCACCGAGCGTTTTCGAAACAATGCAAACTTTCTCGGTAAATTGCACGGCGAGTGGGCAAGTGCCGAGAAAATACGCAATCTTATGGGAATGGAGATGGAACGCAATATTAACCAGGTACTGTACGAAGGTTATACCTTGC